GGACCGCCGTCTGAAGACCACATGGTGGCGGAAGCGCACAAGGCGAAGATCAAGACGAGTGGTGTGAAGGCCCTGTCCAACCAGGATCTTGAGCAGCTCAACCGACGACTACAGCTGGAGAAGTCGAACCGAGAGCTCACGAAGAAGCCGCCGAACGCCTTCGATCGTACGCACAACCACGTCAGGAAGGCTCTGAGTGTCCTCGACACCGTCAACAAGGTTGACACGGCCGTCACAGGCGTAACATCGAAGGCCATCCAGCGAGCCGTCCGCCACCACACGAAGTAGAAGGGTCGGCGATGGCGCTATCGAATACGGCAGTCCCCACCTATTACGGCCAGTTTCGTGAAGCTGTGATTCGGGGTGAGATTCCGGTCTGCCGAGAGATCTCGCTGGAGATGAACCGGATCGATGCGCTCATCGCAAACCCGATTTACTACTACGACGACAAAGCCGTCGAAGGGTTCATCCTTTACTGCGAAAATGAGCTTACTCTGACCGACGGAAGCGACTTGCACCTGCTTCCCTCGTTCAAGCTCTGGGCTGAGCAGATTTTCGGCTGGTACTACTTCGTCACACGGAGCATCTACGAACCACCGCGAGATGCTAGCCCCACGCAGGCTGCTTGGCCGGGCGGTTTCGTCAACAAGACGATCAAAAAGCGCCTAGTTACCAAACAGTATTTGATCGTCGCTCGCGGCGCGGCAAAATCCATTTATGGGTCATGCCTGCAAAGCTTCTTCAACACGGTTGATACCTCTACCACACACCAGATCACCACGGCGCCTACGATGAAGCAGGCCGACGAGGTGATGTCTCCAATCAGGACGGCGATCACGAGATCTCGTGGTCCATTGTTCAAATTCCTGACTGAAGGATCGCTGCAAAACACAACCGGCTCCAGAGCCAACCGTGTCAAGTTGGCCTCCACGAAGAAAGGCGTCGAAAATTTCCTCACTGGTTCCTTCATCGAAGTTCGCCCCATGGCGATCAACAAGCTGCAAGGCCTACGTGCGAAGATTTCGACCGTTGACGAATGGCTTTCAGGAGACCTACGGGAAGACGTCATCGGCGCCATCGAGCAGGGAGCCTCGAAGCTAGACGACTACCTGATCGTAGCTACAAGTTCTGAAGGAACGGTTCGTAATGGGTCCGGGGACACGATCAAGCTCGAACTCGCGGCCATCCTCAAGGGCGAGTACCAGGCACCGCACATCTCCATCTGGCACTACAAACTGGACGAACTGGAAGAGGTCGCCAACCCGGCCATGTGGCCAAAGGCGAACCCGAACATCGGAAAGACCGTCACCTACGACACATACCACCTCGATGTGCAGCGAGCCGAGAACGCACCTGCATCTCGGAACGATATTCTCGCCAAGAGGTTTGGTATTCCGATGGAAGGATACACGTACTTCTTCACATATGAGGAAACTCTTCCGCATCGTCGTAGCTTTGGTCGTTTCGACGGCATGCCTTGTGCTCTTGGCGCCGACCTATCGCAAGGTGATGACTTCTGTGCTTTCACTCTTCTTTTCCCACTGAGAGATGGGTTCGGAGTTAAGACACGGAGCTATATCACTTCGCTTACCTTCGCGCAACTACAAACAGCACCTCGGATCAAGTACGAGGAATTCATCAAGGAGGGGAGTCTTCACGTCATCGAGGGGACTGTCCTGGACATGATGGAAGTCTACGACGATCTCGATGCGTTCATCTTGACACACCAGTACGACGTCAGGGCGTTCGGCTTCGACCCGTACAACTCCAAAGAATTCGTCACTCGATGGATTCAGGACAATGGCGAATACGCCATTGAAAAAGTAATTCAAGGCGCAAAATCGGAATCAGTTCCTCTAGGGGAGTTGAAGAACCTAAGTGCGCAACGTCTCCTCATATTTGATGAAGCGCTCATGTCGTATGCCATGGGTAACGCAATCACCATGGAAGATACGAACGGCAACCGCAAACTCTACAAGAAGAGGCAGGACGCAAAGATCGACAACGTGGCCGCCTTGATGGACGCCTACGTTGCATACAAAGCCAATAAGGATTCCTTCGAGTGATCCGGAAAGGAGGTGACTCATGGGGTTGGGCGCCCAGTTCAAGCACGCATGGAACGCCTTCAGGGATCGTAACCAAGAAGAACAGTTCAAGGCCGGTTACTCCGCCGGAGGCGTCTACAGCGTCAGACCAGACCGGGTAAGACTGGCCGTCGGGAACGAACGATCGATCATCTCATCGATCTTCAACCGAATTGCCGTTGACGTGGCGGGGCTCGAATTCTGTCATGCCAGAAACGACGAAGACGGCCGGTACCAAGACGACATCCCGAGCAGACTCAATGACTGTCTGACAGTGCAAGCTAACAAGGACCAGTTCGCACAGGACTTTCGAATCGACCTGGTCGAAACGCTCCTCGACAAGGGGGTCGTGGCTATCGTCCCCACCGATACGACCGTAGATCCGACGATGTCGAATTCGTACGACATCGTTACGATGCGCGCGGCCGAGGTGAAGGGGTGGTACCCGGACCAGGTGCGTGTCGAGGTCTACAACGACAGTCCGGACAAGGGCTACCGACAGCAACTTCTTCTGCCGAAGAGCATGGTCGCGGTCGTTGTTAATCCGTTCTATCAGGTGATGAACGAACCAAGCTCGACACTTCAGCGTCTCATTCGCAAACTCAACATGCTGGACGCGGTAGATGAGGTTTCCAGTTCAGGGAAGCTTGATCTAATCATCCAGTTGCCGTACGTCATCAAGTCCGAAGCCCGCCGACAGCAGGCCGAGCAGCGACGTAAGGACATTGAGTTCCAGCTGAAGGGGAGCCAGTACGGCATCGCCTACACGGACGGAACGGAGAAGGTTACGCAGCTCAACCGAGCCGCTGAGAACAACCTCCTCACCCAGGTCGAGTACCTGACCGAGATGCTCTACAGCCAGCTGGGTCTTACCGACACCATCATGAACGGGTCGGCCAACGAAGAGACCATGGTCAACTACTACAACCGTACGGTAGAGCCCATCGCACGAGCTATTCTCGAAGCCATGCGGGCCACGTTCCTGACCAAGACCGCTCGCACCCAAGGGCAGGACATCCGGTTCTTCCGTGACCCGTTCAAACTGGTCCCGATGGCCGAAATCGCCAACATCGCAGACAAGTTCATGCGAAACGAAGTTGCTTCTGCGAACGATCTTCGAACGGCAATCGGTTGGAAGCCGTCCAAGGATCCAAAGGCGGATAAGCTCAACAACAGCAACATGCCGCCTGCTCCGGTGCTAAACCCGGATCCGAAACCTCCGTATCCGCCAAGTGATCGTCAACCGATACCAAGTCCAGCGTCAAACCAGGCGCCACATCCCGCAATTCAAAAACAACTCACAAGGATAGGAGGAAACAGTCAAAATGGTAGCGCCTGATTTCAGTGGCTGGGCCACGAAGGCAAACCTTCGGTGCAGCGACGGGCGAGTCATCACTCCCGAAGCCTTCAAGCACATGGACGGTCAGCGGGTTCCGCTCGTCTGGATGCACAAGCACGACACCCCGGATGCCGTTCTGGGTTACGCCGAGCTCAAGCACGTGGACGGAGAAGGCACCAGGGCCGACTGCTACTTCAACGAGACCCCTGCCGGGCAGAACGTCAAGGCACAGGTCAAGCACGGCGACCTCAAGTTCCTGTCGATCTGGGCGAACCAGCTCCAGGAGCGCGCCAAGAGCGTCCTGCACGGCATGATCCGCGAGGTCAGTCTGGTCCTCGCGGGCGCCAATCCAGGAGCGATGATCGACCAGATCAACCTCGCCCACGGCGACTACAGCGAGGAGCTCGACGAGGCCATCATCACCACCGGCATCGAGATCTTCCACATGGACGAAGCCCAGGCCAACGCCTCGGCCACCGTGGCCGATCCCCAGGACGTCAGCCAGATCTGGGACTCCTTCACCCCCGAACAGCAGAGCTTCGTCAACAGTGTCGTCGACTTCGCTGTCGAGGACGCCAAGAACGCTCCGGCAGATCCCCCCGCCGATCCGGCGCCCACCGACACCCCGCCCGCTCAGGGCGACATCTCTCACCAGGAAGGAGCAGGCGCAGTGACCCGCGTCTTCGACCAGACCGACCAGCTCAACGGCACCAGCCCGAACGCCAACAAGCGCATCCTCACGGCGGAGGAGAAGAACTCCATCTTCCACTCGGCCATGCAGCCGGGAGCGACTCTGCGAAGCGCGGTGAACGACTTCTGCCTCCAGCACGGCATCACCCCGATGGACGTGCTGTTCCCGAACTTCCAGAACCTCGACGCCACCCCGCAGTTCAACACGCGGCGGATGGAGTGGGTCGCCGGGGTTCTCAACGGCGTCAGCCACACCCCGTTCTCCCGCGTCCGGTCGATCGTGGCCGACATCACCCAGGACGACGCCCGCGCGAAGGGCTACATCACGGGGAACTACAAGAAGGAGGAGTGGTTCACCGTCACCAAGCGCACCACCTCTCCGACCACGATCTACAAGAAGCAGAAGCTCGACCGCGACGACATCATCGACATCACCGACTTCGACGTGGTGGCGTGGGTCCGGGCCGAGATGGACCTCATGCTCCGGGAGGAGCTGGCCTGCGCGATCCTCTTCGGCGACGGCCGCGACATCGAGGACGAGGACAAGATCCTCGACCCGTCGGGTGCCACCAGCGGCGACGGCATCCGGTCGATCATGAACGAGCACGAGCTCTACAAGACCGACATCAACGTCAACCTGACCTCGACCCCCAACTACGAGACGCTCGTGGAGGAGGTCATGCAGGGCATGCGGTGGTACAAGGGAACCGGTTCCCCGGTCTTCTACACCACTCTTCCCGTGCTGGCTCAGTTGCTCCTGATCAAGGACGGCTACGGTCGTCGGATGTACACCAGCAAGGCGGACGTCGCGGCCGCGATGATGGTCGACGACATCATCCCCTGCGAGGCCATGGAGCGAGAGACCGCTAATGGTCTGCTCGGCATCGTGGTCAACCTGTCCGACTACTCCATCGGTGCCGACAAGGGCGGTGAGGTCAACCTCTTCGACTTCTTCGACATCGACTACAACCAGTACAAGTACATGATCGAGACACGGCTCTCCGGCGCCCTGCGCAAGATCAAGTCCGCTCTGGTCGTGTGGAGCGTCCCGACCGCCGACGTCCTGGTGACCCCGACCGTCCCGACCTTCGACAAGTCGACCGGCATCGTCACCGTCCCGACCAAGACCGGCGTCGTCTACAAGAACGACTCGGGCACCACCCTGACCGCCGGGGCTCAGACCGCGATCACCGCTGGCAACAGCCTGACCGTCATCGCCACCCCGACCAGCGGCTACTACTTCTCGACCGCCGGTTCCACCACCCAGTGGACCTTCGCGCTGCCTCCGGCTCCTACCGGCCGGGACGCGTCCTAACCGGTCTCTAGGCAATGAGAAGGTTCTACGGGAAAGTCGGTTACGGCGAAAAAGTGGAAACTGCTCCTGGCGTGATTTGCGATCGGATCACCGAGGTTATATACCGCGGCGATGTTGTTCGGAACACACGACAGCTTTTGAACGGACAGAAAGTCAACGACGATCTCTCCGTGAGCAATTCCATTTCCATCGTCGCGGACGCGTACGCCAACGAACACTTCTTTGCCATGCGTTACGTTGAGTGGGCTGGGGTTCTGTGGGTCGTCAGTAATGTCGAAGTGCAGAGCCCCCGCCTTCTCTTAACGCTTGGAGGTGTCTACAATGGGCCGCAGGCTTGAACTCCAAGCAGTCCTTGTGGACCTCCTGGGCAGTGGAAACGTATATTTCCAGCCCCCCGAGAACATCCAGATGGCGTATCCGTGTATTGTCTACGGGCAGTACCTCATCAAGACCGAGTTCGCCAACAACACGTCGTACAAAAACGACACGTCATATCAGGTTACTGTCATCGATCGAGACCCCGACACCCTGATTCCGGGCAAAGTGAAGGCTCTTCCCAAATGCCGTCACAGCCGTTCCTACGTGGCTGACAACCTCAACCACTACGTCTTCAATCTCTATTACTAGAGGAGAACAATGAGCAAGATCACCTGGGACGACACCGGGACTCGTCGGTACGAGACCGGCGTCAGCAACGGTGTCCTCTACCTCCAGGACGGTTCCGGAGCGTACAGCACCGGTGTCGGCTGGAACGGTCTGACCAAGGTCACCGAGAAGCCGACCGGAGCCAGCGCCAGCCCGCAGTACGCGGACAACATCAAGTACCTGAACCTCCTTTCCGCCGAACAGTTCGAGTGCACCGTGGAGGCCTTCACCTACCCCGATGAATTCGGACAGTGCGACGGCACTGCCTCGCCCGAGGCCGGAGTGTTCATCGGCCAGCAGACGCGCAAGACCTTCGGTTTGTCCTACAAGACGCTGGTCGGCGACGACGTCAACGCCACTGACGCCGGGTTCAAGCTGCACCTGGTCTACGGCTGCCTGGCGGCTCCGTCCGAGAAGGACTACGAGACCGTCAACGACTCCCCGACCGCCATCTCCTTCAGCTGGGACGTCACGACCACGCCGGTCAACGTCACGGGCTTCAAGCCCACAGCCACGCTGGAGTTCGACTCGACCAAGGTCGACGCGGGAGCTCTGGCCACCCTGATGGACTTCCTGTATGGGACCACCGGGACCGACCCGTCGCTACCGATGCCCGACGCGGTCCTGGCGATCTTCTCGGGTACGGTCACCGTGGCCACCCCGACCGAGCCCACCTACGACTCGGGCACCCACACGATCACCATCCCGACCGTCACTGGCCTGACCTACTACATCAACAGCCTGCCCGTCACCGGCACCAAGGTCATCGCGGCCGACACCGTCGTCACCGTGCGTCCGAACTCCGGCTACAAGCTGCCGGACGTCTCGGTCGACCGCTGGTTCTACTCGTTCAGCTAAGACAGAGAGGAGATCAGAGAATGCTCCGCTTAGAAGTACCGTGGGTCGAAGGTTTCGACGAAGAGAAAGAAGAATTCGTCCCGGCTGAAGTCTACCCACTTGAGCTGGAGCATTCTCTGGCTTCTCTGTCAAAATGGGAGTCAAAGTTCAAAAGGCCTTTCCTCTCCTCTGACGAGAAAACTCCAGAGGAGACGGTCTGGTACATCAAGGCTATGGTTCTCACCCCGGATGTTCCTCCGGCGGTTTTCGCTGCGATCAACGACGACAACGTCAAAGAAATCAGTGCGTACATCAACGATACGATGACCGCT